CCTTGATCACAATTGAGAGAACCTCAATTGTAAAGGACCCAGCCCGCAAGGGTAGCTTCCAGGCTAATGTTTATCCTACCGATCCAACAAAGGGTGGCTCAATAACATACGCTAGAAGAATAAACCAGACAAAGACCGCTGATTTTGCAAACGCAGATGCTTATAGGAAAACAGCTCGTTTTTACTCACAGGGCAAAGGTTTTGGACAAGAGAACTTTCCATACAAAAATGAAAAGGTGGTTTATGAGTTCACCACAGTCCCACTGCCTGTGTACATTAACGTGACCTATAGTATAACACTGAAGGGAGAATATTTCCAGCAGATCAACGAGATGCTGACCCCCTTCATTACGGAGACCGGACAAATTAATAGTTTTTATATTAGAGCAGACGGACATAAATTTGAAGCATTCTTGCCGCAGGACTTTGCGCAAAATAATAATGTGGCGACTCTTGGAGATAGTGAGAGAAGTTTTGAGACAAAAATAGACATTCGCGTCCTTGGGTATCTCATGGGAGCAGGCAAGAATGATGAGAGACCTCGCGTCTCTTTCCGGGAAAATGCAGTGGAAGTTAGAATTCCTAGAGAACATACGATTTTTGGAGATATTCCAACCACTGTCTCTGGGGCTTTTTATAGAGAGTAAATATGGACTTTGCCCTCGCGGGCTACTATTTATTACGAGAAGCCATAACTAGTAAAATACTATAGTGTGTGCTATAAGTGAGGAGAGAATATATAATGGCAAGTGGAGCTAGCAAATTTAAGTTTATTTCCCCCGGTATCTTCATCAACGAGATTGATGAGTCTAAACTACCAGCGGATCCCGCTGTCGATCCCGGACCCACCGTAATTGGTCGCGCCCGCCGAGGACCCGGCATGCGCCCTGTGACAGTTTCATCCTTTGATGAGTTTGTCCAAACGTTCGGTACGCCCGACCCCGGCGCTGAAGGGGGCGACAACTGGAGAAACAATGACTTTGATGGTCCCACTTATGGCGCTTATGCAGCTCAAGCTTGGCTTGTTAGCCAGCAGTCTCCTATTAACTACGTTCGACTTTTAGGAACCGAGAATCCCCTAAATAATGGTACGGCTGCGGCAAAAGCTGGTTGGACAACCACAAACAGCCTTCCAGAAACTTTATTCCCCAACAACGGCGGAGCTTATGGTCTCTTTTTGGTTGACTCTGGCTCCATGTCTGGTTCTGGTAATTTCTTAACGACTGTCGACAACCTGCTGACCGGAACACTAGCAGCGGTTTGGTACCTTGACAAGGGCGGTCTAGCCCTCTCTGGCACTATTGTTGGTGGTAGTGACGCCGACACTACAGCTTCCTGTGGTACAGCCATTCAGGCAAGCTCAGATACAGAGAAGCTTTATACGCTTGTTGTTAAAGATTCCAGCGGCAACATTACCGAAAAGACCTGCTTCAACCTAGATCGGAGCAGTGATAAGTATATTCGCAAGGTCTTCAACAAAAACGCCGCACAAACAAACACCGACCTTTTGGCGGATACGGACCCAAGTTATTACAATTACTGGCTTGGGGAAACTTATGACCAGATGATCACCGAGATTGTCACAGGCTCTGCAGCAAATGCCTTCTTGATTGCGCTTGAGTCTGGATCGGTTAACAACAAAGCTGATATGAAGAATCCATTTGTGGATGCTGAAACCCCCACCTTCTTTGGTCAAGACTTGGGAGACTCTACACAGTATGTTGAGGCAAATCAGCAAGAGTTGTTCAAGCTTGTTGCTTTGGAGCTTGGTGAGTCTGCACACAGATACAAGGTCTCAATTGCAAACATCGTTGCCGCACCCTATCCTGAGATTGATCCATATGGATCCTTCTCCGTGTTGATTCGCCGTTCTGAGGATTCTGATGCTGCTCCCATGATTGTCGAGAGATATGACGAGTGTAATCTTAATCCCCTGTCAGACAACTATATTGCAAGAAAGATCGGCGATCAGTTCCAAACTTGGGACGAGACTGACGGGCGCTTCCGCTACTACGGAAACTATCCCAATCAGTCTAGCCTATTCAGGGTTGTTGTTGATGCTCAGGTCGAGGCAGGAGGATCCACAATTGCTTCAATGCTTCCGGTTGGATTCTTGGGACCACTTCGCTACGAGGGCTTTATGGTTCGCTCTGCCTCCGTCGATTTCTCACCGTTTAATACTTCAGTTTTGAATCCCGACACCACTTCGGGACTCTTCGGAGCTAGACATGTGACCCTGGTCTCAGGAGGATTAAGCTTCCCTGACGCTGGTCCCGCCCAGCTGTCTAACCGCAACGCTCTGACTTGTGCGCCGAAAGACACGCGCTCCGCCGCAGACGGAGAGTTCTTTGCCGGAAGATTCCTCTTCCCCTCGTTCCAAACAAGAGCAACAGCCTCTATCGCGGCTGCAGGTGGCAGCGTTCGCAACTCTTTCTTCGGAGTTCGCTCTACGCGAACAGCTAACAGCACCACTTTTGATGAGAGTTATTACGACCTATGCCGCCCCCTTCCGTTCGGCAGCTCTTCACTAAGTTCCTTCTCAACATCCGGCTATGCCGCTGGAAGTGCCCTGGAGAGGTCTTTTGTCTTCTCTCTCGACAATATCGTGTCTGGCACTGACGGATATATCTATGTTTCAGGTTCCCGCACTAGAGGTGATTCTTACACAGCCCTAGATGGACTCAGAAACCTTCTCACCGCCGGCGTGGCACAGTTTACTGCTCCGGTCCACGGTGGATTCGATGGTCTAGACATCTCCGAGCGCGAGCCCTTCCGCAACAGTGGCATTGCCGCCGCAGCAACGGCTCGTACAAGCTACGCTCTTAACACTCTACAGAGAGCTGTCGCAACAGCTGCAGACCCCGAGAGAGTGGTGACAAACCTAATTACTGTTCCGGGTGTGTGGCGCTCACAGCTAACTGACGATGTCATCAGCACTTGTGAGGATCGTGGTGATGCCCTCGCCCTCATCGATATTGAGGACGCAGGATATCCTCCCTCAACAGAAGGTCTCAGCTTCGACACCGCCGAAGAGCGACGACCAAATGTTGATGGTGCGGTGACCAAGCTACGTAGCAGAGTTATTAACTCCAGCTATGCTTGCACCTACTTCCCCTGGGTCCGCGTTCGTGATCCCGGAACCACTGCAATCATTGCCATGCCGCCTTCAGTTGCCGCCCTGGGAACCTTTGCCTCATCACAGGCTAAGACAGAGCTTTGGTTTGCCCCCGCTGGCTTCGTCCGTGGCGGTCTCTCCAATGGCGCCGCAGGGCTCCCGGTCGTTGGTGTTGAGTATCGACTTACATCAAACGAGCGCGATGATCTATATGGAGCAAACATTAACCCCATCGCTCAGTTCCCCAACGAGGGTATTGTAATTTTCGGTCAGAAGACGCTGCAGATCACACGTTCCGCGCTTGATCGAATCAACGTCCGCCGCTTGATGATCTTTATCAAGAAGGAGATTTCTAAGATGGCTGCTACTGTCCTCTTCGACCCCAACGTTGATACGACTTGGGCACGCTTTACCTCGCAGGCTAACCCCTTCTTGGCTAGCGTTAAGTCTCGCTTCGGTCTATCAGACTTCAAGGTTGTGCTCGACAAAACCACTACCACTGATGATCTAGTTGACAGAAACATCATGTATGCGAAGATCTTCTTGAAGCCCACCAAGGCAATTGAGTTCATCGCACTTGATTTCATTATTACACGACAGGGAGCTTCTTTCGATGATTAAATCGAGAGGGCACTATTTAAAATTAAAGGAGATATTTTAAAATGGCATTTTGGACAGACGGATTAGCCCCCGAGCCGAAGAGGCAGTTTAGATTTAGGGTGCTCGTGCCTAACCTTCCTAACTCAGGAACCTGGTACGCGCGAAGTGCCACAAAGCCCACGTTTAGTGTAACACAATCACAGCACAAGTTTTTGAACCACACTTTCTACTATCCTGGCAAGATTGAGTGGAACACGGTAACCATCTCCTTCGCTGATCCCACTAACCCTGATGCTACGGGTGCCATTCTTCAGGTGCTTCGCAATAGTGGCTACAACGTTCCAGCAAATATTAATGACGCTGGTGCGCTTAGCACGCTTGGAAAGGGTAGCTCTGTTCGCTCTTTGGGTGTTGTTCAAGTCGAGGGTCTTGACAATACTGGGAAAGTGGTTGAGCGGTGGACACTAAATAATGCGTTTCTCGTGGGAATTAGCTTTAATGATTATGCCTACGATGGTGAGGAAATCTCTACGGTTGATATGGAGCTTCGTTACGACTGGGCTGCCTTCAATAACCAAGATGGTCTTGCCGGCGCCCAGGATGGTGGACGGAAGAATCTCTTCTCCCTCAGCGACCCAACACCTGATGGTCATGGCGGGTTCGGATCGAATTCTTAAGATTTAACATCCTACCTTTAATATATTATAATACTCTTAACAGAGAGGTGAAAGTTGCCAAGAAATAATACCCGGCGCACGGGGAGCACGCCAAAGAAGGAGACCCAAGAGGTTACTCCCGCTCCCCCTACGTCTGTCTTGGATTTTGTTAATCCCACAGAACACGTAGCCCTTCCAAGTGGTGGTCGCTTCTATGATGAAGATCACCCGCTTTACGGACAAGATACCGTTGAGATTCGATTTATGACTGCAAAGGATGAGGATATCCTCACTAGCCAGTCACTTCTCAAGAATGGCACAGCACTAGAAAAGCTGATGCAAAACATTCTTGTTGACAAGAGGGTCAACCCGTCTTCTATGCTTATCGGTGATCGAAGTGCGATTCTTATCGCTGCTCGTGCCACAGGTTATGGCAAGAACTATGAAACAAATGTGACTTGCCCCTCTTGTGGGGAAATGTCAAAGACCTCCTTTGATATCACTAACTTTGAATCATTTGATGGTGATGTTGAAAAGCAGGAGGAGCTAGGAGTTTCAGCCACGCCTGATAACACCTATAAGGTGAAGTTGCCCCTTACAACCGTCACGGCAGAGTTTCGTCTCTTGACCGGAGCAGATGAGACAGCAATGACTAAGACGCTTCAAAAGCGCAGGAACAAGAGTTCAATCGATGGATCTCTCAGCACTCAGTTCATTCGCGCAGTCGTGTCCCTAAGCGGAGAGACTGACCGCGATATAATTAAGAAATTCTCACTTCTGATGCCGGCATCTGATGCTCGTCATCTTCGTTCCGCCATTCGCTCTGTCACCCCCAGCGTTGATTTGACACAGCATTTTGAATGTCCGGAGTGTGGGCACGAGCAAGATATGGAGGTGCCACTAACGGCGGACTTTTTTTGGCCTAACTCCTAAGTATATGGAGAATGTCTATGAGCAGTTCTTTGTCATGATGTATCATGGCAAGTGGGACTTTCAACAGGCATACTCTCTTCCAGTAGGTCTCAGGACTTGGTTTATGAAACGACTCATAAAAGAAAAAGAAAGAGAAAAGGAAGAAATAGAAAAGGCACAGCAACGCTAGCAAAACTTTAAAGCCAGAAGCAATTCTGGCTTTTTTGTTTGGAAAACTAATTATTTCTGGATATTTATATTCTAAAAGGAATCTGCAAAGATGGCTAATGGCGACGGAAATAACAACATGAGCGCCGAAGACGCGCTTAAGCAGCAACAGATTGAGCTGGCTCGCGCCGAGGGCGCAGCCCAGCGTGCGGCAGATCAGGCACAGCGACGTTTAGAAGCCACAAGAGATGTTGCTGCAACAGAGGGGCGCATCTTCGACGCCCTTAATGCGACCATTGAGATTCAAAAGAGAGCGTTAGAGTTTAACATTGAGAACGGACGCATCGATGACGAAAAGCTAGAATCAGGAAAGAAATACCTTCGTGTTCTAGAGGCTCAACAAGAAGTTATAAAAGATACGACAGCAACCGCAGATAAGTTGGTGAGTAAAGTAAAATCCCTCATGGAGATTCCGGATACTGGCGCCGCAGACTATTTTGATAATTTATCCGTTGCAGTTGGGGGATATTTTTCTGAGTTAAGAAAGACTGACGAAGAGCAAAGGGGATTCTTCGATCGTATACGGGATGGATATGAATCAGTAAAATCCTCCGTCAATAATTTTACATCAAGTTTCCAGAACTTGACAACCGTTATGGATGAAGATGCCTCGACGTTGGATAAAATGCGCGCCGGGTTTAATCTGCTTAGGTCAAAGATAGAGGAAAGTGAGGCAGCCACCAACTCCTTCACAGCGAGCATCAACAAAGCTGCCCTTGCACTACAATTTCTTGGGCGTGCCATGATCACATTTTCAGCCACCGGGCTTCAAATGATGGTAAAGCAGTCCGTTGGCATGGCAGTCGGTGCCGATCGAGTCACGGCTGCCTTTACAGCTCAGACGGGCGTGGTGGGACCACTAAGGCAAGGAATAGTAAGTCTTTCGCGAGAAAATCTAAACTTGGGTGTTAGCCTTGAAGACGCATCTAAGGCAACCGCTTCTTTGCTAACTGGCTTCGGAGACTTCATAACCCTATCATCAGCAGTTCAAAACGACTTAAAGAAGTCTGCTGTTGATCTACAGAAGATAGGACTTTCCACTGATACCTTTGCCTCTTCTCTCAACGAGCTAAATAATTCATTTGGGCTAACCCCAATGATGGCTAATGAAACTATTAAGTCACTTTCTGCTCTTGGTATAGAGCTTGGCGTCGGCGCCGACAAGATAAACCAAGATTTTGTTGCCTCATTGCCTCGTTTGAGGGTGTACGGCGATAGCGCTGTGGACATATTCGAGGAGTTGGCGATCGCCGCCCGAGCAGCAGGAACATCGGTTTCCTCTCTAACCGGATTGCTTGGTGAGCAGTTTGATACATTTGAGGGCTCTGCACGCATTGCTGGTCGCCTGAATGCGGTGTTGGGAACTGATATGTTCAGTTCAACAGAACTTCTTCTCGCCAACGAAGCTGAGCGATTGGAGATTCTTCGAGAGCGGTTGGCTATGTCTGGTGTTGAATTTAACAACCTAAGCAAGTTCCAGCAGCGTGCTCTTGCCGCAGCCGCCGGCATCAATGATGTTAACGAGGCGGCAAAGATATTTGGGAATACGCAGGCGGCAGTCGCAATGCAAGTTGGAGACCTTACTCTTACACAAGAAGAATTAAACGAGAGAATACAGCAAGGCAGAGACGTGAGTGATAAACTTAAGTTTGCCCTCGCTTCTCTTGCAGTATTCTTTGAGGACTTTGCCGAGGGTCTTGCTATTATTGCAGAGAAACTAGTGCAATTCTCAGAATATATGGGAGACAAGGGGATGTCTGCTGCCATTATGCTGGTAAAAGTGGGCTTGCTCGGCTTCGGACTCTTGATGGTTAAGACAAGTATGCTCTTTCAAACCGGGGCTCAGAAGGTGGGCGCCTTTACAACTATGATTAACGCCAACACAACAGCCCTCACGGCAAACGCCGCTGCTCAGGAATTGGCTAATGCTGCCCGCGCCCGCGCCGGCACCGGCGGCGGAGGCGGCACACCCATCGTGGGAAGCACTGGCGGCGGTGGTGGCGGCACACCCATCGTGGGAAGCACTGGCGGCACAGGCGGGCGCGGAGGCGGTGGCGGCACAGGCGGTGGCGGCGGCGGCACAGGCGGTGGCGGTGGCGGCACTGGCGGAGGTGGAGGCACTGCCGCAAGGCTTTCCCGCGTTGGAAAGACGGTCGGAGCCGGTATTGTCACAATGCTGTTATCTTTCTTCATAGAACCCATTGTTAAGGGGATCGCTAAATTCTTCGGCGCCGAGGACGCCGCCGCCTCGCGGATCGGCACAAGCGCTAGCCTCGGCATGAGCTTGGCAGGGCTGGCGGCGATGATATTGGCGCCCTTCACTGGCGGGCTCTCCGTAGGCGCGTTCGCCGGGCTCCTCGCCGGTGGAACAGCCGCCGGCGCCGCCGTTGGGGTGATGGCGTCAGCCCAAGAAGGCGGTATTACAACGGAAGATGGCGTGATGCAAGTTCACAAACAAGAAGCTATTGTGCCACTTGACATGTTTACCAACAAGCTTGATGAGTTGATTGATGCAGTCAAGTCTTCAACAAAAGGCGGCGATATTGTTGTAAAGGTGATGCTGAATGATAGAGAATTTGGTAAAGCAGTTGCCAAGGAAGTCGATAAGCGCGTCTTAGGAAGATAGCAAAAACACAACTCAGCTATAGTTATAACTACGATGGAACTTTTTAATCACAATAGTCGTTCACCAAACTTCAACGATGCCTCTGATGCATATGCTAATGTAAAACAACTGTATCTGAGTATCTTTCACCTCCCAAGCCAGCTAGAGACGAATCTAAAAGCGTTTATAACGACGTATAACGAGAACTATACGTCAAACTGGAACCAGGAAATGGTATTTGGTCGCAATGACCCGATTGCCACGTTTAAGGACACCAATCGTGATATAACCATAGCAGTCGACATTCCCGCAGCCTCCGAACAGGAAGCAAAGAGCAACCTTGGAAAGTGTAACAGGATTATACAGTATCTATATCCAGCCTATCAGCAGGCGAACCGCGCCAACTCGATTTCCAAGCCACCTTTGGTTCGTGTTAGATTTGCTAATCTTATTAAGAGGTCAAACGCCGGCGACAGCCCTAGTGCCCGAGAGGGCGGCTTGTTAGGTTTTATCACCTCCCTGTCTTTTACGCCTGACTTTGATGAAGCAGGCGCGTTTGATGCCGGCACCGCTGCGTTGTTCCCCAAGAAGATTAGCCTGAATATGAATTTTAAGCCGCTTCATGAGCACGATCTAGGCTGGGGTAATGACATTGGATTTAACAATCCGGACAATGTTAACTTCCCCTTTGGGCTCACGGACTTACAAGCGCCTCAGACACCCGATGATTCGGTTAACCCGCAGGCAGTTGCTGATGATTTTGGGGATCCCGAAACAGTTGCTAGACTTCAAGCTGGTCCTTTTGACTCCGGTCTTGCCCCAGGAGCGGGTGTATTAGACGACAGCCAAGATGGCGCCCTCAACAATGCGGCAGCTGTGGAGGTTCGTGCGCAGATGATAGCAGAGACAGTGTCTCCGGGTATGTCCCCTAGGGAAATTGCTGATATTTATGACGAGGTCGCTTCAATTGTCTCCCCGGAGACAGCCGGTTCCAGCTTCAGTTATACAATAACCCCGACGCCCATGGGCGATTAATGAGGACTTTTAAGGATGGCTAGCAGGTATAACAATTCAGTTCCGTTTATTAACAGTAACGAGCTTTACGAAGATGTCTTTGAGGACAGGGACGTTAATTTTATAGAACAATATCGCACCGGAATGCTTACTCATCCCACGATTGAGCAGCGTGCCCGTTTGCAAACCGTACAGCACGTATGGAAGCTTGGTGATAGGCTATATAAGCTGGCGCAAAAGCACTACGGCGACCCGACCCACTGGTGGGTGATTGCATGGTATAATATGAAGCCAACCGAATCGCACTTCAA